GCATTGTATAGTAATAACGCAGATACTTATAATACTGCTATTGGTTGGAGAGCATCATATTGAAATACTTCTGGATATGAAAATGTATCTGTAGGCAAGGGCAATTCATACTCAACAACTACTGGTATAAATAATACTTCAGTTGGTGTAAATGCTTTCTATAATAATACTACTGGTAGTTACAATACAGCATTAGGTAAAAATGCACTAGAGAACAACACCACCGCCTCTGACAACACCGCAGTTGGTTATCAAGCGGGTTATGTAGTAACAACAGGTGGAAATAATACCCTTATTGGTAGAAGAGCAGCTCATCAACTTACAACAGGAATTACCAACGCATTTTTAGGTTATAACTCAGGAAATGCAATTACTACTGGCAGTAAGAACACTATCATCGGTGGCTACACTGGCAACCAATTTGGCTTAGACATCCGCACCTCAGACAACAACATTGTGCTGTCGGTTGGCGATGGAAGACCTGCGGGAATTAGATATGTTGCAGGTGCAGTAGGTACAACAGCCGTATCGATTGGTCAGGATATGGGTATTGGCGGTTTGTATTTTGTACACGCCTATAATGCTTCAAATGGTGCACAAGGTTGGTGGTTGTTAGGGTGTCGGTATGGAACTGTAACTACAATTTCATCAAATAACGGCACAGGACTTACTGTTAATTTTAGTTTAGTTTCTTCGGTTAGACTTCGAGTGGCTACTGCCTCTGGCTCACTTGGTAACGTTGTTTGTTGGGGCTTTGCATAAGGAATTAAAAATGGCTATTACATTTACTTGGTTAAGAAAAAAATTAAAAGAAGATGATTTTGGTGACGTTACCGACTTGCTGCTTTCTATGCAAGGGACTGATGGAGTAGACACATATAAAAACGCAATGGTTGTTTCGTTTGGTGGTGATGACATTAAACCAATAGACGAATGGACTGATGCTGAGATTGACACGTGGGCAGAAAGTAATCGTTCTACACTTGAGTCTGCAATTACATTTGAATTTGAAAATTCATAACATAGTCAAAAAAGGAGAAAAGAAATGACTGAAGAACTAACAGCAGAAGAAATTCAAGCAAGATATGATGCTGCTATGGACTCAGTAAACTTGCTGAATAATGGTAAACCAGAAGATATGGATGATGATGAGTGGACAGATTGTGTTGCTCGTAATGTAGGTCATCTAGAAATTATGGTTGCTAAAGATGATTGGAATGACCAAGACATCACAGTACTACAAGCAGCGATTGACGCTAATAACTAAGGAGAAATAATAATGTCTAAAACAGAAAAAGAACAGACAATTACTATTGATGATAAAGAGTATAAAGTCTCTGATTTATCAAACGAACAAATAACAATGATTAACCACATTCAAGATTTAGATAGAAAGTTAAACTCTGCTAAATTTAACCTAGACCAACTACAATTTGGTCGTAATGCTTTTATGAATGAGTTAAGTAGTTCGTTGCAAACTAGCGAGGAATAATGTTTTTAGTAACTGCATTTTCTGAAGCACCTTTCTCAGCACAAGCAGGTGCTATTAAAGAAAGTAGTGCATCTATAACAGTAAGTGCAACAGTTACAGCAACAGCAAATAGAATACATTTAGCAAGTGCAGTAGCAAATGCAATAGCAACTGTTACTGCCAATGCTAGACGAGTACCAGAAGGTTCTGCCTTAATTAATGGTACATCAACCACAACAGTAAACACAACTGCAAATGGCTCAAGAGTTAGAGAATCTGGTGCAGTAATATCATCTACTTCTACAGTATCTTCAATTGCATACTACACAGCAAATGCAGTATCAGTAACTACGTCATCTTGCACAGTAAGTGTAGAGATAGAAAGAGTTAGAGAATCAAGTTTAAATGTTACAGCAACCTCATCAACCACAGTAAATGGTTTTGCAACATTATCTGGTGTAGCAGAGATAAATGCCACATCAACTATAGCAATAGACTACATTAGAGAAAGAAATGTAAGTTTTTCATTAACACCAACAGCAACAGTAACAGCAACTGGTGTAAGAGTTGTAACCGCAAGTTCAGCAATATCATCCACTGGCTCTACAAGTGCTGTGGGTAGGGAGAAATGGGAAATTATTGACGAAGCATCAGATACTTGGACTACAATAGCAGAAGCATCAGATACATGGACAGAAATATCTGAAGCAACCGATACATGGACGGAGATAGCGGCATGAGTTTAATACCCCTTAAATTACCACCAGGAATCGCAAGAAATGGAACTGACTTTGAACAGTCTGGTAGATGGCGTGATGGTAACTTAGTAAGATGGCATCAAGGTTCTATGAGACCTGTTGGTGGTTGGACAGCAAGAACAACGACTGGAACTGTGTCTGGTGTAGCAAGAGGTATGCTTACTTGGACAGATAATAGTGGCAACTCTAATATGGCAGTAGGCACAAACAGTAATCTTTACTATATTAGTGAATCAGGTGGTGTTACAGATATTACACCTACAGGTTTTACTTCTGGTAGTGCAACAGCAACAACTAATACTGCCTATGGTGGTGGATTTTATGGTGGAACAACATCTACAATAGATGCTAATTCATTATATGGTAGAGCACAACCTAGTTCAGGAATTTATCAAGAAGTAGGCATTTGGATATTAGATAACTGGGGTGAATATTTAATAGGCGTAACTCCAGATGATAATACAATTTATGAGTGGGATTTAAATACAAGTAATGATGCAACAGCAGTAAGCAATGCTCCCACATGTTCTTCATTAGTAGTTACAGAAGAAAGATTTGTATTTGCTCTTGCAGCAGGTGGTAATCCTCGTAAGGTTCAATGGTGTGACCAAGAAGATAATACTAACTGGACACCAGCAGCTACTAATCAAGCAGGTGACTTAGAATTACAAACAAGTGGTTCTATTATGTGTGGTGTTCGTATGAGAGGTAGAACACTTATATTAACAACTACAGATGCACACATTGCAACTTATCAAGGTGCTCCTTTTGTATATGGCATTGAGCGTGTTGGTTCAGCGTGTGGTATTTCATCAAGACAAACAGCAGTTGCAGTTGATGAAGGTGCATTTTGGATGGGTAAGAAAGCATTTTTCTTATTTGATGGTTCTGTAGCAAAAGAATTGACATGTGAGGTCTCAGATTATGTATTTGACGATATTAATGCTGACCAGATAACTAAGTCCTTTGCAGTAAATAATTCAAAATATGGCGAAATTTGGTGGTTCTATCCGTCAGAAGGTTCAACAGAAGTAAACAAGTATGTTGCATTTGATTACAAAGAAAATCATTGGCATATTGGTGAATTAACAAGAACAACTGGTGTAGATGCAGGTGTATTTAGACATCCTATTTGGTTAGATGATAGTAATGTGTTCTATAACCATGAAACTGGATTTACACATGGTTCAGACACACCTTTTGCAGAATCAGCTCCTATATCACTAGGTAATGGTGACCAAATTATGAAAGTTAATCAATTAATACCTGATGAAGCAACACAAGGCGAAGTGAAAGTACAATTTAAGACAAGATTTTATCCAAATGATACTGAGACTACACATGACCTATTAACGATGGGAAATCCAGTATCCACTCGTTTTAGTGGTAGACAACTAAGAATGAAAGTACAAGGGAACGGAAACAATGACTGGCGAGTTGGTGTTATGAGAATAGAAACCAAAACTGGTGGGCGTAGATGAGTACAGCAACACCACCACCACCATTAGGTGAGCGTTGGAAAACATGGGGCGAAAGTCTTAATAAATGGTTAGCACAAACCAGAGATAAACTATCTAACTTTACATCTGGCGATTCTGCATATCAAGATGGTGTATTAATGTGGAGAAGAAGCGATGATAAAGTCATTGTATCTTATGATGGTGCATGGCATCCTTTATCAGAAGGTGGTGGCACTAATCAAGGCAGTTATGCTATGTTCTATGATACTACTAATCAAACTGCTGCGGCAGTTGATACTGCGTATGCCATTACTTGGGATAGCAC